TTTCATCTGCCATCGTCCATCCTTCACCAATCATTCTAGCTTGTCCAGTATCTCCACCTGTACTTTTTTCATTGTTTTTAGGAATACCAATAATTGTTAAAGCATTATTTAATAATCTATCATGTAGTGTCTTTGTATTTAGATGGTCGATATTATTTGACAATAACTTAATATCTGCTGGTCTTGACGGATCGCTTGTAGCAATCTTTACAGCACCTAAATCAAGTAAATCTTTAAAATCTTCGGGGTCAATATCTTGATTGACAAATACCAACAGACTTTGAACATATTGTTCTAGTCCATCCATTTCATTCGATGTGATTCTATTGATTTGATTGAATATATCCATTACTATTTCAATAATACCTAATCTTGATTTATTCAAGTTGTATTCTAGTATTGGAATACGTCCTAATATATGAGGTTTTACAAAAGTAACTTCAAATGTACTCGCCAAATTCTCTTTATTTATCTTATAGTAACCAGTTTTTGTATATATACTACCTCTTAACATATTATCTTTAACTCCGATAGTATAAGTACATGCAAACAACTTTTTATGTGGTAAAAAACTTGAATAAACAACAAAAGTCATTTTACTATCTAGGTTTTCTATATTAAATGGACTTTCATTATCATTACTAGGTAAAACAATTCGGTGTCCTATACCAGAAATATACATGCTTTCTGCTAACTCCATATCCTTAGGATATTTTTCTATTTCTAACATATAAGAATTTAATACAGACACTTCATCATTCGCAATTTCGCCACGTTGAACATATTGAATAGGTTCACCAAATACATAACTCTTTTTAAATTCAGTAACAAAGTAAGCATTGTTTTCTACTACTGTATTATTTATTGTTGGTCTAACCTCTTTCTTTTTACCAATGATTGGTTGATAACCTTTATAATACTTTTCCAAATAATCTATTTGAGCAACGTTATCTAAATGAATCGGAAAGACATCAGTTAATATCTTTGCTATTGTTTCTTCATTCATATCCTCTTCGTTATAGTCAGCATAGATTACTTTTCTTCCAAATAACCTTATTTCATCAGGGGCTATTTGCTTCCAATTACTTTTGCTCTCATTCATTTTTTATCACCATCATTCTTCCTCCCCTATCAATAAAAAATAAGGGAACATAACAATTTACGGTTATGCTCCCGTGTAGCACTAAGTAATCAATAAAGGGAAAGTTAAATTGATTACTCGCCATTGATTTATCATTTTTATAAAAAATGATAAACTCCACGGGTTCGATATATAAACAAATATTTATATTAAAATAATCTTTTTACAGCTATAGGTTTGTTAAATGATAATTTTTCAATAATTAATTCACTAGCAAACATACAGATTGAATCCGGAGCATCATCATGGTAATTTGGTTTATCAAAAGAATATTTTGTTAAGTTTTCCATAAACCTACCATAATCGCTATTTTGTTTCATTTTTGATTTATCTTTAAATATAATATATTTTTGTACAATACCTCTGTTATTCTTTATACGTTCTTCTTTTTTAACAACGTTATATTTTTCGATTATTTCGCACCAATCAACACCTCTTGTCTTTAATCTTTCGGTTAATAAAGTCTTTAAAGAAGTGTCGATGTTATTTTCTATTACTAACTTAATTATCTTATGCGTAATAATTTTACCAATAATATCATCATATAAGTCTTCCATTGGTTTTTGAGCAAAGATACAGTCAATAAAATAGTAATTACCTTGCCCGTCCGGTTTTAAAATTGGCATTGACACGTTATCTTTGCCTTTTCTTGCTGTATCGAGTGAAGCCATACAATATTTCTCAATTTGTTCTGGCAGACTAATATATGTTTTAAGGTTTTCCCAATCAAACTCTCTACCAGTAATTGGTATAGGATTTTGTTGATACACACAACTAAACAAAAATGGATCTGTATTATCACGTAATTGTTCTGCAACTTCTTGCGGATAAACTTCACTACATGTTGTTTTTCCTTCACTATCTAATAAAGGAATCCTAATAACAATTGTATCTTTGCTTCGCATTACATACGGATTGTCTGTTGGTTGAAGTAATTCCACTTTGTTTCTATCTTCAATTATTTTATTTAATATATCTTCACTATTCCATTGAGTACCAACGAAAACAAATTTACATCTTTCACCATCACGTCTATTCCACCATTCAGTATTCCATTTATCATAAATACCACGATGGATGCTATCAGAGTTAGCTTCCTCTGCACCTTTAGTCATATCATCCAAAATAATTGCAAAGTTAGCTCTTTCACCAGTTGTAGCACCACTTCTTGTTCTCGAAATTAAATTTGACTTAGGAACCTTTGCATTTTTAATTTTCCAATCGGATTCTCGTTCAACTTCAAATGGTTTAGTATTATATATTTTATAAAAAGGAAACACTTCACTAAAAGAAGGACTTGAAATAATATTTTTTACTGTTCTTGAAAAACCTAATACCAGTTCATCGGAATACGATAATCTAATAATAGAATTATCAATACTCAAACCAAACGCAAAGCAGCACCACAAAGTAGCTAGATACGATTTACCATAAGAAGGTGGTAAACTAACCACTACGTAATGAAGATTCGGATTAAAAGCTAATTCATTTAAAGCATTTACATAAGGAAGTAAAACACTTCTTCTATTTGCAAGTACTTTCTTCGGCTGATCCCATTCGATATAATCAACAAAACATTCAAAATCTCTTCTGCCACAAAAACAATAAGCTCTTTTATAGAAATCAAAAAAGGAAGCCATCAATTCAAGACTTCCTTTACTAACTAAATTGTATAATACAGGGATAAGTCTTCTTTTGGCTGTTTTAACAGTTTCAACATCATCTTTTTCGTACATCATCTCTAATACATTCAAAGCACTTTCGCACCATTCCAACTTATTTTGCTGCGAAATTTTACTAGAACGTAATACATCAATAATTCCGTCAAAAGTCTCTTCTAAGGTTTTCTCTTTCTTTTTTAAAACTATCTTATCCCCAACTTTAATCATTATTACTCCTCAGGAAAGTTAATTACAATAGGTTTATCATTAACAAATCCATCTAAAATAATCTTATCCAATTCCTTTTTAACTTCCATTGCTCTTTTTTCAGTTTTATATTCAGCAACTACTACTCTCGTATCAGTAATAATAACGTTTTGTAGTTCTTTATCTAAAAAGTAATCATTTTTAACATTAAATATATCGCAAAACTTATCAATTAGTTTTGTCTTAGGCATTTCATCATTTCTTAATACTCTACCTATACTATCCTTAAAATTTGGACCGACAAGTTTAATTAATTCGTCAACTTCCATTTTCTTTTTATCCATTAATTCTTTTAATTTATCGCCGGCAATATTCTTAGGTTGTCTAATACCTATAGAAATACCATCGACAAACCAACTGTCATTACCACTTTGACTAAAAATTAACATTTTTCCCATAATTACCTCAACTTTCTTAATTCCATTATTGTATTACTTAGTTCTTTCTTGCTCTCTTTAGTAATTGGCGGAGCTACCATATTTATTAAAGTACCTTCTTTAAGATTCAAAGCGACTTCCCATTTAGCAAGCACTTTTGGTCTTAGAGGAAAATAACCATTTAAATAATTAGTAATATTTGTAGGGGTTGTTTTCTTCTCCCCCAATCTTCTTTCGACATCATTAATAATACTTGCAAACTCAGCTCTACTAAGATGCTTTTTCTTTAGAATCAAATCAACATATTCACTAACATCCATCATAATCAATCAACCTAATAGTTCTTTGCTTACCGTTCTTAGTAGAAAGATACCCTTTATCTTGCAACTTCATAACAATTTGGAATACAGAAGTCGGGTCAAGACCCAACTCCTCACCTAATTCCCGATAAGTTGGACTATAACCATTTTCCCTAATAAATACATCAATACATTCTAAAACCATCTTTTGTTTAATTGTCGTTGGTTCTCTCATCATTAATACCTAATACCCAACATAAAGTAGATATTTCATCCCTTTGCTTAACTTTATTATTAATTAAATATTCTAATCTCTTTTTCAGATCCTCTTCGCTTACTTTTCTACCATTAGTAGATAACCAATAATTATATAAAAACTTATAGTTTCGACCCATTTCATATAAACAAGCCAAATCAGGGCTTACATTACGCATTGTTCTTTAATCAACTCCTTATAAATTGAACCATCAAATCTAGCGATTAATTCTTTAGACAATCTTTTACCTCTTTGAGCAACATAAGGATTTACATAAAACCCTAATGCCCCGTCTACTTCTTCGCTACGAATAACATCTTCTTTAATAAGACCGTATATTTGTCTTTTAACAGTACTTAACGACTTTCCGCATAACTTAGGTATAGAATCAAATCTAACTATTCTACCATTGCTATAAGTAAGTAGTCCATCACCATAACTAATATAATGGACAAGATAAGCGAACACAGGGTACTTATCAACTATATCACCAAACACTAAAGAATTAACTTTAACAAATTGCATCTTTACTGTATCGGTAGAATGAAAGTTTTGGATAGAGCTTCGTCTAATTATCAAATCACCTTGATTTAATACTCTAACCTTAGCACCATCATTAAATTCTTGTAAAACTTCACCATCTTCATTACATAAATATACTTTTTTATCTAAATTAGTGTCATTTTTGAACCTTGCCTTATTCACTCGCTTTCACCATTTCTTTAATCTATATATAGCTATTAATCGGTATTTAATTATTCCTATAAGTGTCATTTTTGGTCCTTTACGTAAACCAATTTTCTCGTTATTATTTATAGCTAATCCTCGATTTTACTTAACTTTTATCCCTCTATAAAAATCTAACTATCCTTTTCCCCTTATATTTTTGTATTTTTTACCCTTCTCTTTTTTATATTACTATACCTTTTGTAACATTTTTTCTCATGTTTATAAATAATCTGTTTGCCAAAACCCCCTTTTGTATTTTGGCTATATTTATTAAGTCCCTTTTTGTTTTTTTGCTATATTTTTAGGGGTAAGAAGTACTCCCGTATAAGCTGCTAAAAAGGGAACGGGTACAAAAACGACCGATTTTATACCATCAAAAACGTTATATAATAACAAGAAAACAATATTATATTAATATATAACAATAACAATAAATAAAAACATTAATATATTAATAAAAAATAAAATAAAAGCTTTTTATCATAGAGGGATAAAAACTTTTGTTATCACTCCATCACTCTAAAAAAAGAATATAATCTAATAAAAGGGATTAAAAAAAGGATGTAAAAAGCAATAAAAACAAGCTATAAAAGACAATAAATAAGGTACAAAAAAAAGATATATTATAATAATAATATACCATGTAAAGAGCTTATAAAATAAAGAAAAAAATGTTATAAAATTAATAAAAAACTATTGACATTATACCATAATTATTATATAATATAATTGTAAATAAGAAGAGATTAAAAAAGTAAAAAAAAATCTATCATGATATAACCGCTTAAAATCAATATCATGATAGAACTAAAAACCATGTAAAACAACCGCTTTTTTGATTGCTTTACGTTTACAATTATATCATTAATTTAATAATTGTCAATAGTAAAAAATAATTGATTGACAATAAGAGGAGGTAAAAAAATTATGATAGAATTAAAAACCATTTATGATTCAAGACAGAGCTTTTACAAAAAAGCAATGATTGATTGGAAAGGAAATATAATAAAGCTATATAGTTATGATACATTAGTTTTAATAATTGATGTAAATAAAAACAAGTATTATTTAAATGATGGTAGACTTTGGAGCAACACGACAACACGACATATAAAAGAAACTTTACATCAATATCTTGGCTTAAATTATACCAGTAAAGAAATTATAAAAAATGATGGCGGCAATTATGAAGAGTAAAAAAAGATTGACTAAACAATCATTAATTATTATTTATTTATTACTTGTATTATTTAATTATTTTATACAATTTAAAAATAATAATATATATATTGATTCTTTATGTTGGATAAACTTATTCTTTACTAATAATATTTTAATTAATTTATTGAATGACTGGAGATTTTAAAAAATGGATTATAACTTTATAAAAAATATAATTGATAATGGCGGCGAAACGTTAACCGCCAAACTTGAAAAAGCAACTTTCAAAACTGGCTTTTATGTTAGTCTTTACGGATTCGAAAAAGCTATTGATAAAAATAATTTAAATGAT